ACTTCTATCGCAAACACTTGGAAAAATCCTGATGCTGAAACAACTGAACAAAAACGAATGGTAAATATTGGAATTGGAGCTGAAGCAGCAAAACGTAGAGGTAAAGGTGAAACGCCAGAACAAGCAGTTGCCGCAGAATTTGCTCTTGGTTTAGCAACACTTGCAGCAGGTAGAAACCTCAATGCCTCCGGCGTTTTAAATTTGATTGTTAATGCTATTGGTCAGATAGTAAGTCGATCACAGAATGTAACACATTCTACAAAACATCCAAAACCAGAGCGATCTTATGTTGCACAACAAAATGCACAACAACAGGCACAATTTGCAGCTGCACTTGCAATATTTACTAGTTTGGCAGGAGGTGCCCGCAGCAAAAGGATTTCAACTCCCCTTACAGGACCATTTAGGGCAGCTACATTTGGAGGAATGACAGGTTCTTTTCAAAATTCTCAGGATATTGTATATGCATATCCAAATGATGACGGTATTGACGAAGTTGCTTTTGCTGCTGATCCGCCCGCCGCAGTGTCAAATTGGAAGAATCCAGATGCTTAACCAGCGGCGTAGGAAAATGCATATAATAAAAAGAAAGGTAATAACAACCGTTGACATTTTATACTGGATGCCAGATTACGATAATATATTGCAACAGTTTGTTTGGCAAACTATGGATGTTAGACCGAAGTACCCAAGAGTACACAAATTTTTAAACTATTGGCATCATAATATTGATGCAGTTATATCAGAAGTAAAGATTTTAGATAGTGATGATACAGAATATAGACCAGTGAAGGAGATTATTAATGGCTAAGAGAAAAAAAAGTAGAGATACTTATACATCAAAGGGTGAAGGATGTAATGTTCGTAAGGATATTATAAATGCAATGCGAAGAGAAAGAAGTCTTCTGGATATTAGGAGGGCAAAATTTAAAGCATTTATGAAGGGAAAGAAAGTATTTGTGACAATACCAAACCCAAATACAAACGAAACGAACAAACCTTTTATTCGTGTGCCTGCAGAACAAGTTTGGCGAAAAGAAAAATATATTATGAAAACAAAAGACCCCAAGTCTTTATAAATAATAAAAACAGGAGTGCATTATGGCAACTTTAACAAAATCTTCAGATTTTGATTATTTAGATGAAAGGGGTAGAAAGGATGCCCAAGGACAGAATAATATTGACCGTAATGTAAGACAGTTCAGAGACTTGGACTTATATTTTACTAAAGCATCTGGAACAAAAGATGTTAATAAGATAACAGATGTTCAAGCAGTTAAACGGTCTATTCGGAATCTTGTTTTATTGAATCGTTTTGAGAAGCCATTTTCACCTTACATATTTGGTGGTGTTATTGAAACTCTATTTGAACCTATGACTCAGGTTACAGGTATTCTTTTGGGAAAACAAATAGAGTCTGTTATTGCTGCGTATGAACCAAGAGCAATATTGCAAGAGGTTAATGTAAGAGAAAATTTTGATACAAATGAGTATGATATACAAATTATTTTTATTATGGCTAATAATCCTGCTGAACAGGTAGACCTAGAATTCATGTTAGAGAGATTACGATAATGGCTGTAAACGATAAAAGACTCACCGTAACTGAATTTGATTTTGATGATGTAAAATCAAATCTAAAGACATTCCTAAAAGCACAGACAGAATTTACGGACTATGATTTTGAGGGTTCTGGTATGAACGTCTTGTTAGATGTTCTTGCATATAACACTCATTATCTGGGATACAATGCAAACATGCTAGCAAACGAGATGTTTATGGATAGTGCATCTTTACGAGGTAGTGTTGCTTCCCATGCAAAAACTTTAGGGTATGTACCAACATCTGCAAGAGCAGCAAAAGCAACGATAACTGTTTCACTTAATGTTCTTGCATCAGCACAAGCAACTGCTACCATGTCAGCCGGAACCGCATTTACAACAACAGTAAATAATACTGCATATCAATTTGTAACGGATACCGCATATACAAAAACAAACTCAGGTGTTGGAATTGTTTTTGAGAATATTCCTGTATATGAAGGGACATATGTTTCTTCTCGTTTTACAGTAGATACATCTAACTCAGATCAAAGATTTGTTATACAAGAAACTAATGCAGATATGTCAACTCTTACTGTAAAGGTACAAACATCATCTTCAGATTCAACTCAAAATACATATACACAAGCAACAGATATTACAGGTGTATCTGCAACCAGTAATGTTTACTTTTTACAAGAAGTAGAAAACGGAAAGTTTGAAATATATTTTGGTGATGGTGTTATTGGTAGAGCATTATCTGATGATAATATAATAATTCTTACTTATGTTGTAACAAATAAAGCTGCGGCAAATGATGCTGCAACTTTTACATCAGCAGGTGCGATTGATAGTATAACGGATATATCCGTAAGAACTGATGCTAAGGCAACGGGTGGAGCTGAGCCAGAAAGTATTGCTTCTATAAAATATAATGCACCTTTGGATTATGCTGCTCAAGGAAGGTGTGTTACTACTGAAGATTATAAGGTTGTTGTTAAAGGTCTATACAACGATACGAAATCATTACAGGTGTGGGGTGGTGAGAGCGGTTCTTATGATACAAGTCTTGGAGTTGTGGATACTAAAGAATATGGTAAGGTTTTTATTTCAATTAAATCTACCACAGGACAAATGCTCACAAAACAAGAAAAAAATGAAATTGTCGTAGGACTTGCAACGTATAAAGTTGCAGGCATAACACCAGTTGTGGTTGATCCAGAAACAACGAAATTGATATTGAATACTACGTTTAAATATGATTCTAGTAAAACAACGGAAACTAATTCTAGTCTTGTCACTCTTGTTACTAATACACTAACAACATATAATACAGATAACCTTAGTCAGTTTGATGGGATTTTCAGATTATCCAAAGTTCAAAGACTCATAGATGAAACAAATTCTTCATTGTTAAGTAATATTACAACTGTAACTATTGCAAATACAATTACTCCTACTTTAAATTCAGCAACTTCTTATACATCAACCTTTAATAATGCTTTCTATGCTCCGTATTCTGGTTACAATAAAGAAAAGGGTGGAGTGATTGCAACAACTGGCTTTAAAATACAGGGTGATACAGTTAATACAATGTTTTTTGATGATGATGGTGAGGGCAATTTAAGAATGTATTATCTTGTTGCTGGAGCTAGAGTTTACCAATTAATTAACGGAACTACTACTGTAGGAACAGTGGATTATGTTAAAGGTACTGTAAAAACTGTTAGTCTTACCATTACAGATATAGGCAATGTGGATGGTGCAACTTCTACATCAATTCGCATTACAGCAATACCTAGTTCAAATGATATAGTACCAGTTAGAAATCAGCTATTGGAAATTGATTTTGTCAATTCAGTTATAACAGGTGAGGTTGACACTATCGCTGTCAGTGATGCCAGTGCTGGTTCTACTTATCAAACAACTTCATCCGTAACATCAACATCGAGCTACTAAAATGTCACCATTTGATAACCCATATGCACTGACCTCAGAGCTAGAAAATAAAATTAGTACTCAGCTGTCTGGCCAGATGCCGATGTTTGTTACTGATGAACATCCACTATTTGTAAAATTTTTAAAATATTACTATGAGTTTTTAGAAGCTGGTGAACTTACATTAATTGCGACCATAGATAACATTGCTCAAGAAACAGCTGCTTCAAATCTCATACTTGATGAAAATGGTGAGAAGATTGTTACAGAGAGGGGTGCTGGTACTCTTACAAAATTTGTAATTGGTGAAACAATAACTGGTGGTACTTCTAACGCAACTGCAAAAGTACTTGCTGAAGATTTAGCAAATGGTAAAGTTTTTATAACTGCAAAAACTCAATTCATTAATGGTGAAACTGTAACAGGAGGGACTTCTAGTTCAACAGGTACAGTAACCAAATATAGAGCAAACCCTATACAAAATATTCAACAGTTGTTATCTTATGCTGATGTTGATAATACGATATATGATTTTCTAGATCAGCTTCGTGATTCTTTTATGAATTCTATTCCAAAGAAACTTGCTGATGGAGTAGACACAAGAAACTTAGTTAAAAACATAAGAGAATTATACAGAGCGAAAGGTACTTCAGAAGGTCATAAAATTTTTATGAAGATGCTTCTTGGAGAATCTGCTGAAGTATTTTATCCAAATACTCGTATGATGCGTGTTTCTGACGGTAAGTGGAATCTAGTAACAAAAATAAGATGCTCTCCCGGCAATAATGTTGAAGCTTCAGAGGTTGTGAATAGAACTCTTACTGGGCAAACTTCTGGTGCAACAGTTGTCATAAGTAATGCTGCAACTTTTTCTGAAACTGCTGATCCTATCATAGAGTTTGAGGTTGATGCTTCATCTCTTGTTGGAACTTTTGTTAATGGCGAAGTCTGTAAAGCTGTATCAAAAGAAACTGGTTATAATTATGATTTTACCATTAGACAGATTGTTAATGGTTTTACTTTAACAAATAATGGTATTTTATATTCTGTTAATGATCTTTTAGATATTGATAGCAATACTGCGATAGGTAATGGTCTTGCTGCAGCTAAAGTTAAAACTATTAAGTCGGGTAGTATTTTTGATATTGTTGTTGATGATGCTGGAACAGGCTATAGAGAAGGTGAACCTCTTGTATTTACAACTTCAGAGGATGATGTGGATACTGCTACAGGTGTTGTTTCCATTCTTGAAGGCTCGTTACTATTAGATGGTACAGCAGAAGTTTTAGACAATGGTGTTACGCAAACTTCAACGGATGCTGGAGACTTCATAGTTCTAGAAGAGGGTTCTGTTTTTCATGAAAATGAATGGTCATTCGTATTAGAAGATGGTACACTCAATGCTCCATATGCGGTATATGGAATTGATATCTCATATAGTGATACAAAAGGTTATTATTATCCTCTTTATCTTAATCTTCAAGATGCTGAAAGCTCAACTATAACAAAAGCAAAAGCAACCACTAACGGAAAAATAACTGATTCAAAAACTTTGGTTCTAGATGGTAATAGTGGAACTATTGCAGTTGATATGGTGGTCTTTGGTGAGGGCCTCGATCCTAGTGCAACTATCAAAGTTGCAACTGTAACAGATCAAAATAATATAATTTTGGATACAACAGTAACACTTGCTGATGATGTTGTATTATCTTTTAGATCAATTAAAACAGCAGTTCATACTCATAAATTTTTAGAGTTTCCTAACGAAACTTTTTATATGCCATCTTCATCAACTAATCATCATAAGGACAGTTATGATTCCAGTACATATGATTTATATGTGAAACATTTACGATTAGATAGCACTGAGATTGCTGGTTATTCAGAAGCATCTGGCAGTCGTATTGCAGCAGAGTATGGAACTTCCAGACCTGTATCAAGAGATACTTACGGAACCAGTGCAGATAGAATTGGTCTTGAAGAAGGTTCTACAACAACTGAATCCAGTAGAGGAAGTATTGGTAGAGCAGTAGTAACTGATTCTGGTGGTGGTTATACTTCGTTACCAACCGTTTCAGTATCAACTGGTGACGGTACAAGCACAAAACTACTAGCAACTACAACCGACATTGGAGGTGTTGATAGTGTTGAATTAACCAATATTGGTTTCAAATATTTTGAAGCACCGCAATCTGATTTTAGGGCAAACTTTGTTCTTAAAGATGTAACAGGAACATTTGCTGTAGATAATACGTTAACCACACACACAGGAACGGTTAGAAGTTGGAATTCTAATACACAGGTTCTACAAGTAAGCATAGAAGATAATATAAGAGTTGCACTTAATATTCCTTCTTCAATTGCTATTGGTTTGGAAGATGGGCTTATTACCCACAATTCTGCTGATGGGAATCAAAACCTATTACAATTAGAAAATATTCTTGATGAAGGTGATCAGATAGTTGATGCTGATGGCAATCGAATTGTTACAGATGCTTTAGGAACGAGTGATGAATATCTTGTATTAGAATCTGGAAATGGGGAAACTGCTGGTAGTGCTATTATAATGGAATCTGAGGATGCAACATATTTTCCACCTATTTCATTAGAATCTGCAACGGATACAACTGATGATGGCGGACATATCGTAAATGAAGGTTCTAGTGATAACATTCTTACAGAGACAGCTGTATCAAAGGGTGATTCAACTGGTGGGCAACAAAATCAAAGAATATTAACAGAGTCATCCCAAAGAACTGAAGATGATTTTGGACCAATTGATTCTACTGATAATTTAACAGAAATCCGTGAGCTTGGCAGTGTATTTAATATCGGGGAACCTTTAAAATTTAATGGTGCAATCGTTGAGATTGGTGGTGCAATTCTTTTAGATGGTACAGATGCAAGTGGTACGGATGGCGGTAGTCAAATCCAGCATGAAGCTTTTGATGAAAGTAACAGTATTATTATTAACGGCACGGATTCTGATTTATCAGATGCAAATGACGAGATTATATTAGAGTCTGGTTCTTTACCATCAGCTGGCAGTGTTGCGATTGATGGAACAAACAGTTCCAGTTTTCATGCTGGTGATAATATTATTAATGAAGCAACTGGTATAGATTATTCTGCTGGAACAACAGTCATAACCGATAGTGGTGGAGCATCTGGAACGATTGTTAATGCTGATGTTGCAAAAGGTAATTTGTCTGTTGGTGTGACTACTGAAACATATGGTTCTTACGGAACTGATGTTGCCAGTCGTATCAGTGAAGATTTAATCCGTATACAGGATTCATATTATTATCAAGATTTTTCCTATGAGGTGCAAACTGCATCTGGAACAAATAGTTACATAAACGAACTTAGAAAAGCAGTACATCCAGCTGGATTTGTACCATTTGGTAAAGTTAGTATAGCAAGTTCTATTTCTGCTGCTATAGGAACGGTTGGTTCTAGTCTTGGTGGCGGTTATACTTCCGATACCGATACCTATTCACCGATACTTGCTTCCACTCTTGAAGTTATATTCTCTGAGACAATGCAACGCAGACTTAAAGCTATTGATATTGGTATTGGTAGTTTTGAAGAAGCAATTATATTGGAAAGTGAAGAGAACGCAAATAATGTTGGTGACACCATTGTTCTGAATGGTACAGATTCTTCAAGCACTAATGCTGGGGATTCCATACTAGCAGAAACACAACTTTTTGTTTTCCCCGACTTTGAGGGTATAGAACTTGAACATCAAACAGATACGAGTGCTGGTGGATACGGCCGTGTCATTCTTAATGGAACAGATGCATCATCTTCTAATGCTGGTGATATAATAATATCTGAAAGTGCAGAGGCATTATCAAACAATCTGGTTCTTGATAGTTATGAGGACAGTAATCATTTTGTAAGAACTGATGCTGGTAGTGACATATTATTAGATGGAACAGATTCAAGCTCTAGTAATTCTGGCAGTGCGATAGAATTAGAAGACCCTGTTTCTGACGGTAATGTAAAAATTGGTTTACAGACAATTGATAAAGATAAATTGTCAACACTTCTAAATGAAGATGGTGGAGATCAACAACTTGAAACCGCATTTGAGGGGGATGGACCAGATCACGAAACAGCTATAGTTTCCTTTATAAGCAGAAGAATTCAAATAGCAGATGCTCTACCAAGACATCTTTCCACTGGTGCTGTTACAATTGCAAGAGCAGGGTTTTCTAAAAGGGGTTCCATAGAACTAGAAGGTGCTCAAGAAAAAGGTAAACTGTTAATTAATCTTGCTGAAACTGAAAGTGTAACTTATGCAACGCATACACATTCTGCTGGAGAAGGTTTTGCATTAGAGGATGGTACAGACCTTGATAGAGATAATTCATTTAGTTTTGTAGATATTGATAACTATCGAAATGATAAAATTGTTTTAGATGGACATAACGATTTGATTATTTTAAATGGCACTGATGGTAGTTCTTCTAATGCTGGTGATAATCTTATTTTAAATGCTACTGATGGTAGCGCTTCTAACGATGGAAGTAACATAGTATTTGATTCTGAATTTACAACTGGTCATAATATTTTGACAGAAGATGCTACAGATGCAAATTCCAGTGCCGGTGCTGATATTTTAGTTACCGAAGATATTTTTAGTGGCTCAGTATTCTTAGATAATATTCAACGTAGTGATTTGATACTTATGGATGATGCTATCACGGATGCTACAGGTGGTAAAAGAAATAGTGATATAGATGGAACAGCAATTCTTTTGGAAGGAAGTGCTGGCACAGTCGCATGTAGACAAGAAGATGGAACACAAGTTGCGACCACATTTGGAGATCGTATTTTACTTGAGGGAGGTATTGGTTGGAATGATCAATTAATGATAGATGTTCCTGATAGAATTGCAGCAGAAGAGGGTAGTAATAAGGGAACAATACCATTTAAAAATTATACCATATCAAAAACAGAACCTTTAACAAGATCAGCTGAAATTAAAGGTCGAGATATAGGTCAGATATCATTAGAGGATGAAGCAGATGAAGTAACTAACATTAGGTTAGAAGGTCATGGAGATGCTACAGGTATTATCATAATGAATGGTATCAACATAAGTTCTGAAGAAGAAGGTAATCCTATAGCAATGGAAAAACCTCATGATATTCCAATACATCATGGAACAGGTAGTGTTATTCTTAATGGTACTGATGGTAGTTCTACTAATGCTGGTGATCAAATAACATTTGAAGCAGGAACATTTGAAGAATTTGAAAGAAACTTCCCAACTCTTGTTCCTGCCCGTTGGGATTCAAAAAATACTACGTTTGATACGACTAATATAACATTTGATAACATAGATTAATCGTTATAAATAATAAAGAATAAAAGGAAGTAAGGATGGCATATCAATCACTTAATATAGGAACAACAGGTGGTGACGGCACTGGTGATACTATTCGTGTCGGTGGTGATAAAATCAATGATAACTTTTCAGAGATTTATACCCTTTTAGGTGATGGAACTGATCTTAGTAGTGGTATAAGTGCTACTGCAAGTGTAATCACCTTAACCTCGCCAACTATAACCACACCAACAATTGCAGAAATTGATTCAGGCTCTACCATCACTTTGGATGCAACCACTGATATTGTTCTTGATGCAGACGGTGGAGATATCTTTTTTAAGGATGATGGAACTACGTTTGGCTCTGCAACAAATACTTCTGGTAATTTGATCATCAAATCTGGTACAACAACAGCTGCAACATTTAGTGGTGCCAATGTAACACTTGCTGGTACTGTTGCCTCTACTGGTGTTCTTACTGCTAATGCTGGCGTGGTAATAGATAATTTTACAATTGATGGTGCAGAGATTGATCTATCTTCTGGTGATTTAGAAATTGATGTTGCCGGAGATATAACACTTAATGCAGATGGTGGTGATTGGAACTTTAATGACGATACTGCATCAATATTAAAAATTACTAATAGTTCAGGCGATGTTATTTTTAAACCAACCACAGACGCAAAAGATATTATTTTTCAACAGTATGATGGAACGGAAGTTGCAAGAATAGAAGACGGTGTTCAACTTAATGTAAGTGCAACTACAGCATCCTCAAGCACCACAACTGGTGCGTTGATTGTTGGTGGAGGTGCTGGTATTGCTGCTGACCTTTCTGTTGGAGATGATATTAATCTTCTCTCAGATAGTGCAGCTATATTTTTTGGTGCTGATAAAGATATTGTGGTTTCCCATAATGCTGATGTCGGGCTGTTTATAAAAAATGCAAATACTGGTGATGATAAACCAATTGTTCTTAATCTACAAACTGGTGAAACGGATATTCAAGCTTCTGATGTATTAGGAAGTATTAGATTTAATGCTCCAGACGAGGGCACAGGAACAGATGCCCTATTAGTTGGTGCTGCTATTGATGCTATTTCAGAAGGTAATTTTAGTTCTTCAAATAATGCAACAAAATTAGCATTTAGAACTGGCGCAAGTGAAACTGCGACAGAGAAAATGGCTTTGACTTCTGGTGGTAATTTACAATTACCTACTGATACCACTGTTCTTAGTTTTGGTGCAGATAGTGAGGTTACTTTAACGCACGTTCACAATACTGGTTTGCTTTTGAATAGCACAAACGTCATTCAGTTTAACGATGCAAGTCAGAATATTGGGGCTCCAAGTGCAACCGTTCTGGATATCAATGCTACAGATGAGATCGAACTTAACGCAACTCTTGCTGATGTCAATGCAAACCTAGATGTTTCTGGAACTTATACTGGTGGTGGATTGATGACCACTGGTGGAAACATTGTTATTCCAGATGCTGGAAATATTGGTTCTGCCAGTGATACGGATGCTATCGCAATTGCTTCTGGTGGGAGTGTAACATTTAGTCAGGCTCCAGTATTTCCTGATGGTTCTATTAATATTCGAGATTTGGATATTGATGGTGCTGCTGCGACATCAACTCTTGCTGATGCAGACCTGTTTATTGTTGATGACGGTGCAGGGGGAACAAACAATAAGGTAACTGCTACTAATGTAAGAGAATATATGGGTTTTGGTAGTGGTACTGTTATGTTGTTTCATCAATCTTCTGCCCCTACAGGGTGGACAAAATTAACAGCAACAAGCACTGAAGCACTTGCTGATGCAGCAATAAGGGTTATTGGAACTACTTCTTATAATGCTGGTGTGAATGGTACTGTAGCATTTGAAACCGCATTTGCAAGTAAATCTGTTGCTGGTAATATTGCTGGTAACACCGCTGCAACTACATTGCAACTTGCACAAATTCCATCTCATTCTCACTCCCTTGCTGCCAGTCCTAGTACGGCCGATAATAAACAATCTGGAGCCAAACCTACGGCAAGCAGCAATTCTGGACTTAACTCAGGTGCGAACACTGGCAGTGCTGGTAGTGGGCAATCTCATACTCATGGCGTAGGTAACTTTGCTTTTACTGGTACAGCAATTGATATGGATGTTAAATTTATTGATGTTATTGCTGCAAGTAAGGATTAATAGGAGAATAGAATGAGAGTTCAAATAATGCCCGCAGATGATATGGTTTCTATGGGCGACCATGCATTTAATGATTTTGATATGTCGGAAGTGCCCGGCTATCCAGATTTTCCTACAGGTTCTATACATTGTATTCATTGGGATACAGACTTGGGCCAAGGAGAAGTAGAATTTTCTGATGATCCTTTTGATGACATTGAGTGCCCAAACAATGAAAAGATAACAACACTACCAGATTGGGCAAATAAATTAATTGCAGCACATGGGCGTAAGTTAATAGAATGGGAAGAAGAACAAATTGCAGAAGATGAACCAGAAGAAAGAGAACTACCAAACAGGGTATTAGTAAGGAGATTAGAAGCGTTAGAACAACTTAACGACTCTTAAAAATATATTATGGAAAGTGAAAAATGGCAAAACTTGAAGTAAAGGATAATTGTCCTTTAAATAATTTTGAAAAATGCAAGCAATGGGATTGTGCTTGGTATATACAGGTAAGAGGAAAAGACCCACAAACTGGTCAAGAAATAGAAGATTGGGGTTGTGCAGTAGCATATCTACCTATGTTGTTGATTGAAAATGTTAGAATGTCAAATCAGACAGGAGTTGCGGTAGAGAGTTTTCGGAATGAGATGGTAAAAGATAATGCGAAGTTGCAAAGTCTTTTCTCAGACAAAGAAGAGGGAATGTTATTAGAGACAAAAAAAGTTAATAAAGGGTTATTGGAAGCAAAGTAACTCTATAAATATAGTTAACATTGTCAGATATAGGATAAAGAAATGGCAGCAATTATCACAGAAAAATTCAGACTTCACAATGCAACTCAGTTCTATGAGTCCTTTAGTGAAACATCAAAAAATCTTTACTATCTTATGATAGGAAAAGCTACACCCTTTACATCAACGACTTCTGGTGGTTCTGATGAATCACCCCCAACACCAGCTGATGATGTTAGTAGTAATTACTATGAATGGGACCAAACTATTGCACTTAAAAATATATCAAGTTCAGATATAACGTATACTTTGCCTCGCAGAAATTGGGCAAATGGTACGACTTATGATATGTATGAACACAACATAAGCTCTTCCAATACTACGACTTCTGGTGCAACAAATCTATACGATTCTACA